TTTATATGCTATCCTCAATGATGTCATCATCCTCTTCTCTACTGCGCATTGTTGCTCGCTCTTCAGCTTGGGATATTTCATCATCGTTTGTTGATGAATCTCCTCGTCTGTACTCTGCGATGTTATCCATGTCAGATCCCATGTCATCTTCTTCTTCGCTTGGTGGTATTGTTAAATCCATCACTGCTTGCTCAATAGGAATTAAGCCGCTATTGATATAAGCATACTCAAATGCCCCTTCTCTCTCTTGGTAATTCATTGCTACGCGCTTCTCATCCATTGTCAACCAGTTTGCATCACGAAGTGAACGAACCATTCTCTCCATGTCTTGCTGCATCTCTGGTAACGCCGTAATGTCGAAGTCAATAAAATAATCTTCTCCGTAACGTGGCAATAAAAATTTATTTAACTCATCACGCAACTGGCAACACATTGGAATAATTGTGTTGGTGATAAGATCACGCATTGCGTTTTGGTAGTTGTTGTAAGATGATGTATCAACATCAAACAAAACTGCTGGAAGGCCGAAAACCCTACACCACTGGTGCATTGACATACGAAGTGTGTTTACCAGCTCCATGTCAACGCTTGACAAACCAAAGTTTAAATAGTCCCATGGTGTTTGCAGTACTGCAACTCTTCCCTTATTATCTATTCCGTTAAGATTCTCATTAACGGCTCTTTTTATGTCATTTGCTTGATCAATTGTAAAATTAGGCACTATGCTACCAAGTGGTTTAGGAGTAATTGCTCCTTTCGCTCCACCATTACCAGTCATTGTTGCACTTGCATCAGCAGCATTGTTACTCATGCGAAGTGTTTTATACGCTGCACGAAGTGGAGATAGTCCACGAAGATGCGTTCTGCGTGTTGCATCGAAGTCTGGATTCCAACTACGCCACATCATCACTTGTTCTTTTGGTAGATCAACACCAGCACCAATTTGTAATTTATATCCCGCAATTGCATAGACATCATTCGGATCGGGATAAATCTCTAGGAACTGCGTTGGTAAAATATTTAACTCCGTAAACATTCCACCTACTCTACCATCATTGCCATACACGTTACCCTCACCACTTAAGTATCTATATCCAAAAAGATTCTCAAAGAACTGATCTTGCGACTGATAAGAGTTAGGTTGTTCAAGTAAACGTGCTAATGGAGTACCCATCACAATATTCTCGCTATATGCGTTTTTACGTGCAATCACCGCTTGCTCGTATGCACCTCTATGTTGTACGCCTTTAACAAGTTGCTTGTAACGCATTAAGTTTGTGCGAGCCTTCTCACCTGGGTTTAATTTATATACATACCAAGGAATAGACGCACTCTTGCGTGCTAAAAAGCTCACAATAGAATAAACATCTGCATTACCAAGATAACCTTGGTTTACATACTCTATTCCAGTATAATCTTGTATTACCGAACTATTGATGCCGACCATTTGCACTGCGCTAGTCGGATAAGGATTGATGCCCTTCTTTTTGAATAAATCAAATAATCCCATGTTGTTATATTGCTCCCCAAGTTACACTTGGGATTGTTAATTTAGAATATATTGCATATCTCATCGCATCACTAATGTGGTCATTAAACTTAACTGGTTGATCAAGTTTATTACCATTCCTATCCGTTTTCCAACGATAGTTTTTTATCTCCTTTAGTAAATTTACGGAATCTTGATGAATGTATAGTGGAGTTGCCTTAACGGAACGTATTCCCTCAAGTACATCCTTATTCGCTGGCTTCGCATTTAGTCCTTGTCTTACCAACTCTTCAATTGTTTTTGGCTCTGCGGCATCGCAATATAATTCATCGAACTTATCTATGCCCAAAGCTACAATTTTTTCTACTAAGTCATTTGTTGTGAGTTTTGTTTCGTAAATCAACTCTTGTACATACGCCGCATTTTCATAAAAGACAACTTTCACAAGTGCACTTGGTACATTGAATCCAAAGTCCAAACCATACACCGTTTCACCTTCTGGCATTGTTTCCGTTGTGCGGTAATGCGTATAGATTAAGTCTTGAGATAAGCCACGCTCACCAAGTCCATAGATTTGCCAATAGTTAGGATCGGCGTCTTTTAGCCTTTCTAATTCGTCAACCAATTCTTTTGGTAGGAATGGATTGTCTTTAAAAGTGGTAATATAAAAATCGGCATCGTCTCTTGGAATCACATCATCGTAAATCCATGAGGAGATGTCCGATGGGTTATAGTCAATCACTATCTTACCTTCCGTACGCATTATTAATTGCATCCATGCCTCGTAAGTCAATTCGTTTGCCTCATTGCAAAATAAATAGGTTCTAGCCCTACCACGAATCTTTTGTGGTTGGTCGGCACTAACAAACTCGACCACGTTACCGTTAAGCTGATATATTTGCTCTGTCTTATTGTGATTATCCTCTGAATATATTCCTAATTTCGAAAGTATGTCCACAAAGTCGCGTAGGACTGAACCCTTTATACTTGGGAGAGATTGTCTTACTATCGTTAATGTCTTGCCATTCTCTTGAAGTAGCTTTACAATAAACCAAATAAGGATATTGTAAGTTTTACCGCTACGTGAACCTCCTTGCATGACCGTAATGCGCTTTTTTGAGTCTTGCAATATTTCAAAGATCTTATTAGTCTGAAGTTTAGCGTCCATAGTTTTAGTGATTTTCTAAAAATTTGAGTTTAGTATTTGGGTTTGAAAAGTAGGTATAAAAGTGGGGTCATTAGTGTATGTGGTTTTTATCTAGACAAACATTATATTACTACCAAATTTCTGCTTTACCCCCAGCCACAAATCAATGTTTAAACTTTAAGTTCCCCCCATTAGTGCAGCGACCTTTTGCCAGTCTGTCATACATAATTAGTTAAACAAAAATCACTTTACATTATAACTAGTATTATGTTAAATAGAAAAGCTTAAACAAACTGCTAGTTTGTCGCACTTTCCAGTATCTCTACATTCGGTTTAATTACTTCGATCTGTACCTGATTTAATTGTCCCTCGATCTTGCTTTCTATTTTCTGCGTAGGTAAACCAATAAAGTACTGCATGTAAAGTTGCAATGCTCTTGCATCACCTTGAGCTAGCTTCTCATGGAGTACTCTGAAGGCAGTTTCGGCCATTGGCTCGAGGCGTGCAATTATTTCTTCCTCTTCCATTCTTCTTTTGCGTCCTGAATTAGGCCTCCAACCTCCATGCTTCTGCACTGGCTTACCAGTTTTTCGACTGATCTTTACTTGTCCGTCCTTGATTTGTTCTTGGCTAATCGTGTCAATCATTTGCGGTTTTATTTTGTTTTATCGCCTCAAGATTATGTGTGTGTCCTTTCTCGTCTGGTTGTTCACGCTCAAACATTCTAAGCGTTAACCAGCCGTCTTGCCCCTTTAAATCATTTATATATTGTTGAAAATCAGCTACATATATATGAATGTAAACTGATCCTTCTTTGCCTTTCTTTATGTAAAACCCTTTACGGCGCATTGTACCCAACAAATTACCATTGTTTTTGCCTATATTCTAGACACTAAACAACATAATGTGAATAACTTTGTTAATAAAAAAAGTATGCAAATATTTTTGTTTAGTTAAAAATGTATGTATATTTGTGTAAACAAACCAAACAACATGAAACATTTAACCGCCTCAAACATTTTACCGCTTGCAATTGCAGCTGCTTTTTATTTAATCATTTTTATTACTAACTATTTAAACTTTTAAAGAATGAGAACTAAATTAACACAAGAGCAAAAACAAGAAATTGCACAACAAAAACGTATTGAAAGACTTAAAAATCAAAAACCAGTCAAGGAAATTCGCATTTCTATTGAGTGGAAAAAGTCCAGAATGTGGGGACATAACCCACATTTAGACGCATACATTATTCACGATGACGGAAGTTCAAGCAATTTTACCGCTAAGGCTTCAGGTTGCGGATATGACAAAGAGAGTCAAGTTATTGCAGATTGTTTCAACAATTGCTTAGCCTATAAATTGTTTGAATTAAAAGAAGGTGAGCAGCACCCTTACGGCATTTATTTAGGCAATCATCATCATTATTCAGGTGGTATTGGTACGAGCTGTTATTATGCTATATCAAATGCAATAGGATTTGAATTTAAGAAAATAGCAAGTGGAAAAACTTATGATGCTTTTACAGTAATTAAATTATAATATATGAAAACCAATAAACAGCTTTTATACCTCATCATTGCGCTCATTTGCGCTGGTGTTATCATTGGACAAATTCAAGATGCTTTTTGTAAATAATTAAAAATAACTATTATGAAAGAAAACATTTCAAAGATTTATGATTTTATTATTGATACAACAATTACACAAAAAA